GTAGATTGCGCGTGGGGATGGATTCTCCGTATTGTCCGTGGTGAGTCGCGGCGAAGTTGGAGATGGTGAACCGGCACCAGGAACAGCCTCGTCTGGCTGGTCATTTGGTCTGCGGCCAGGGCGCTGATTTGGGTTGACTCTTTCGCCGTCCTCTAGGCCGCCGCCATCAGTTGACATGACAACTGGGGAGAGATTTGTCGGGACGAGCAGGGCATCCATTCCAACGCCTTCGCGACCAGTGAGTTCGCGATATTCATCAATACTGATTGCGCCCTGCTTGAGTTCCTCAAGATGGAATGTGGCCCTCTCTCTGTCATCCCTGCTCAGGATTGCAACAGCAGAAAGGTCGTATGAGAAGTATGTCGTATTGTCGGTATCGAGAATGTCAAACGCGCGCTCAAGAAGGGTAAGGTGCGGGACCATTGTCTCGCGCCAGAAGACTTCAAGTTCCACGTCTGCATTTGCAAATGTACGCCCTGATGCATTTCCAATCACCGACTCCGGCACTCCGAAAGCAAGGAGGATTTCTTCTTTATTCTGCGAGCGCGCTTCTGTGTATTGAGCATCGCGCTGATTGATTGATGTGTCAATAAAACTTGCATCTTCTGCAGAGATAACGGTGGTTCGGCCAGCGCCACCGATGTTTGAACCTGTTGTGCCACGGAAACGACGAGCAATTTCTTCGCTCTGTTCCTCTTCCATGTCTCCCTTAACTACAAGAATTCCACCTGGGCGACCGTCGTTGATTACAAAGTTGCGATTGTAAACGCGTGAGTAGTAGTCAAATTCAACTGCGAGTCCTGCAGACTCCAGTGGAGTTTGGCCTTTGTATGGGTCGATTGGATGTGGAACGCGAATCCACATCATGTTTTCTGGCTCAACAATTTTCTTTGGCGTGTTGGGGTACTCAACCGAATATCCAGCAACAAAATTTGTTGGGTCTGGAATTGGGAATACGTATTGAGGCTGGTGCAAGAACAACGAGGAAACATCGCCAAGGCGGTTTCGTGTGATTTCTACATATGCGCCCTTCTTGGAAAGAAGCACCTGAGAAGAGAGCATGAAACGGAACGTGAATGCGTCCATCGTCTTATTTGGTCGGCGGTTCAGCAGTTCAAGCAATGGGTCATCCCATGTCATTTCGCCGATTCGCCAGTCACCTTTTCTTTGTCCGATAGGGAGAGAGGCGGAGTTTGACGCAATTGCGTATACCGCTTTATAGACCCAAACAACTCTGTCAAGCGCTTGGTTGATGCCTCTTTCTACATCCCAGCCATCTTTGTATGGCTCGCCGGGCCTGCTGTATCCAGAGGTTGTGTATCGCTTCTTTTCTGTCATCCCGAGAAACCCATCGGCTCCGGCACGAGTAAACGACTTTAAAAATGCCACTGTTATTCACCCGCCTCGTAGCCAAGCAAAAGACCTAGTGCTGCCAAGCATGCTGCAAGCGCAGCAAATCCCAGCGCTTCGTCAACCAAAAAGCCGGCGGTGGCAAAACAGGCAGTTGCACCGACAAGTGCTGCCGAAGAAATCCGCTCACGCTGGATAAAACCCAAATACTTTGTAACAAAATATACGACTGCTGCTGAAACAACAGTAACTATTGCGCCCACAACCATATTTTTCCTTTACCGCGCTAACGATGACAAATCGGCCATATTTATAAAACTACACCAATGGTAGTGCTCACGCCTGTAAAGGTGTAAACACCACCATTGGTGTGTTAGTCCCGACTAGAACGGGTCTTCTGCGGTCCAGTCGCTTGACTTACCCGAAGACTGGCGCTGCTGTTGCTGCTGCTGTCCCGTCTTATTGATGCCGCTAACTTGGGCTTTTCGCAAGGAAACACCGAAGTCATCAGCGACCAAGACAACCTTGGACTGCTTTTGGCCCTCTTTGTTTTCCCAGGACTGCTGCTCAAGGCGACCAGAGACAATCACTCGCGAGCCCTTTGACAGGCTGGCGGCTACGTTGTCTGCCAGTTCTCCCCAAGCATTGACGTCGAAGTAAGAGACTGTCTCTTCCCACTCATCCTGCTTGTTCTTCCAACGACGGTTGACCGCAACGCCCACTTTGAGGACACTGCTTCCCGTCTTTGTTGATTTCAGTTCGGGGTCTGAAGTCAGATTCCCGACGATTGTTACCTGTGCTGTCATGTTTATCTCCTGTGTACCTGATGTTTACTTGGATTCGGGTGCAAGTTCCAGCATGAACCACTTATTAATCCACATGAGGGCAATCACGGAATACCCGCAAATGTCCAGCCATGTGTCGTTAATTGGTTCAAACAGAACTGGCCCATCATGCTTTTGGAGATTCTTGAGGCGTTCCAATTTGTCATTAAGACGAATTGTTATGCCGGGAATCTCAAAACGCGCGATGTTCCCATGTCCGTACATGCGCTGCTTACCAATTACGGTTTGCAGCACCTGTATTCCCGCCTCTTCAGCGGAAACCTTTAACTCTGCGGCGTAGCCATTCAGGGCGGCCGCGCAGATGTCTTCAAACAATCCCTGCATTGCGTTCTCGTTCATTGGGGGATTGGAGTGAAATACTCCATCAACAATTGCATCAAACTCAACTTGGATTTTTGTCTGCAAATTGCCAATGCTTGCAAATGATGGATGTTGTGCTTTGTTGACTATGTGGCGAAGGACAATGCCTGCCGCTGAATTCCAGTGTTCTGGCTTGATATCTGTTTCCATAATTATCTTCCTGCCTTGTAACTTGTAGGTGACAACATAGCAGTTTTTGACTGCCTGGCTTCCCACTCAAACGTCCTGCGCAAAGCCAAAAACGTCTCAAATATGTCATCATCTATTCGGAGTGGGAACACACCCCACTGGTCTGGCCTTAGCCACAGTGCCGCAGCAGCATCAACCTTTGGCATTGGAATCTCAATGTCCCCATCAAACATAACGTCTGCTCTTGAATAGGCCGCCAACTGCAGAGCGACTTTTGAACTGATGCCAGAGCGCGTTGTCTTGAAGTCGATGAGCGTTGTCTTGTCCCGAATCTTTGCAATCGCGTCAAAAGAGCCAGCGTACATGTGGGTAATAGAAAACACCGACTTTTCTACATGTAACCACTCGGGCTCAAACTCAACGCAGAAAAGGTCAAAGTTGCGAATGAATGGCTCAAGGTCTTCGTCGTATGGAGCAAGAGGATTTGCGATTCGTTCTTCAATCGCTTTATGAACCCTGTCTCCGACATCTGCTGCAGTCTTTAGTTCACGCTCTGGTGCTGCCTTTAGCCAAAGACGAGCCTTCTCTTGCTGATTAGCCAAGATAAGTTCGTTGACGTATTCGATGTTGTCAACTGCTGCGTTTGCCGTGACCTTGCTATTCCATGTCCGCAGGAACGGCGCTGGAAGCATGTCGATGATTGATGTAACTGACGGCGCCTTTACTGAAGCAATATTTGGATGCTTGTAATAGCGGTAGCCATTGACCTGAAGTGTTTGGATTTTTGGATTAGTCATTGGTTATATGAGTGCCTGTTCTTTGACCCACTTTTTGTAGGCGGGCCAATTGTCCGTGTACCTGTATGTTGCGTCTATCACTATATCAAGGTCTTGGCGTTCGTACAACTCCGTGCCAAAACCGAGAACTATGTATTTCGGAGTAGGAAAAACAACGCCGAATTTCTTTCCGTCATAACTTCCGCCGATAAGGTCAATTTCTGCCCTTGATTCAGCCTTGCTTTTTGATGTTGATTTTTGTTTTGATTGTTTGGCTTTTGCCACTACTGATTAGCCGCCTTGACCGTGTCTTCGTACTTGTCTTTGATTTGCTTGACGCAATCCTTGAAGTCATCAACAAAGTTTTTATCCAAAAGAACCGAGTCCGTGTCTTTGTCAATTTCCATCATTTCTGCAAGAACTTCAAGTTGCGTGATGCTGTCGCGAATCGACTTGATGTTCTGCGATAGGTATTTTGCCAGTGCACCAATCGATTCACGCTTTACGTTTGCAGAAGGCCTTTGAATTGAAACCGCCGAATCACGCCCTCCAAGGCTGTGACCATGAATTGTGAATGCTTCATTTGGGTTTCCGAGGTGGCCAAAGCCAGAAATCTTAGACACAAGTGCTCCAATCAGTCGTACTTCTTACTATACAGCATTTCCATTACATTCTCCGGTTCCAGGAGAAATCCTTTTGCCGGGTTATCGCTACCCTCAGCAAATAACCGCTTGGTGTTTTCGTTGAACAATTCCCTGTTGGCGCGCAGATAGTTCTTTAGTCGCGCAACAGAAACAACCACTAAAGACGAATTGAGGGAATAAATGTAAATCCACCATGTTGCCGTTGTTACGTTGATTCCGCTTGTTTTCCAAACTGGATATCCGAACACATCAGTTTCGCGCCGTGGGTTTTGATTTGTCTCAACAACCATTCTTCCGTTGCGATATCTGTCTGTCTTTACCTCTGCTGAGCCTTGAATTACAGACTCGTAGAAGGTTTTTACAAAGCCCTCCCCCATGTGGCCAAAGGCCAAATCTTCAGTGAAATTGAAGGATTTTTCGGGGATGTCAAAGTGTTTGTTGTAGGTCATTTGTTGTGTTTTGGTATTGATATTGGGCTGACATAAATTTCTCAAGGTCAACATTGAAGCGAGGCTTGCCATTGCCTTGGGTGACGGTGACAGATTGAGCAAAGTCATCTGCTATTGATTTCCACATTTCTTCCCTTTGCACCAACAAAGCAATCATTTCGGTTGCTCGCTCAAGCAGGTCTCGTTTCACAACTACTTCAACTTCCTTGTCATTCTCTACGGTCCTCATAAGAGACGTAAGAAGTTCAAGTGTTTGAATCATGTCTTTTGGATTCTCCATGTGGTTGTGAACAGCCTAGCGGTTATCTCCGCTTCCTGCAATCTTTCCACGCTCGGCGCGTGATTCAAGTTTTGCGGCATTGCGCGCAGCAACCGCAGCGAGGTTTGTCTGAAGAGATGTGGCGAGTTCAGAGCAATACCACAAAACGTCGCCGATTTCATCAAGGAGTGCGTTCTTTGACTCCTCGGAAAACTCCCCGCCATTGTCTCGAATTATTTTCTTATATTTGCCAGCAACCTCGCCAGCCTCTGATGCCAAGCCAAGAATTAAATACTCAATTGCTCTGTCCTGTGGATATCTTGCGGTGAGCCCTGTCCTGAACTGATATTGAGAAAAATCCATAAATGCGCTTTCGTCGTAGTTTTTTATGTCCATACAGAAAGCATAGTCGCAGAAACCCTTCTTAGACGCTTTTGCCTCGTAGCCTCCACTAACCTACTCAGTTCAAACTCATACGGAAGGTTACTTTATGACAACGCTAGACCAATCTTTTGTGGACTCCTATTCCCAAAAACAAGCGCCGTGGGGCTTCAACGGCATGGGAGAAATTGTCTTCTTGCGCACCTATAGTCGCAAGAAGGACGATGGCAACAATGAGACATGGACTGAAACTCTTCAGCGCGTGGTTAATGGCGCGCACGAAATCGGTGTTGAGTACACCAAAGAAGAGGCGGAGAAACTCTTCGACCACATGTTCAATCTGCGCTGCTCATTCGCCGGCAGAGCACTTTGGCAACTTGGAACTCCGCTCGTACAGAAATTCAATGGGGCGTCGCTAAACAACTGCTACTTCACAAACATTGAAAAGATTGAGGATTTTGAACTTCTTTTTGAGTACCTCATGCTCGGTGGTGGAGTTGGATTCTCCGTAGAGCGTGCAAAGATTCACGACTTGCCGAAGGTTAAGTCCGGAGTAAGCATCACGCATGAGCGCTCAAACGACGCCGACATTATCGTCCCAGACTCGCGTCATGGCTGGAAGCGTCTGCTCCATGCTGTGCTGAAGTCGTACTTCGAGACTGGTAAGTCGTTTAGTTATTCAACAATTCTCATTCGCGAGTACGGCGCACCGCTAAAGACATTTGGCGGCACCGCTTCTGGTCCTGGCGCTCTCATCGACGGAATGGCGGACATCTGCAAGGTTCTTGATGGACGAGTAGGGAAGAAACTTCGCTCCATTGACGTGCTTGACATCTGCAACATCATCGGCCGAATTGTCGTGTCCGGTTCGTCCCGACGCTCAGCGCAGATTGCCATGGGCGACCCAGACGATGTGTTGTTCTTGCGCGCAAAGAACTGGTCTACCGGCACGGTTCCGGCATGGCGTGCAAATTCAAACAACAGCATCTATGCAGACTCCTACGAAGAAATCATGTCCGAACTGTGGAAGGGCTACGACGGCTCTGGTGAGCCATACGGATTGCTGAACCGCAAACTTGCCCGTACGGTTGGTCGTCTTGGCGAGAAGAATCCAGACCCATCAATTGAGGGCTTCAATCCGTGTGCGGAGATTGCCCTTGCTGACGGGGAGAGTTGCAACCTTGCAACCATCTATCTCCCGAACGTGGAATCGCTTGAGCAGTTGAAGGAAATCTCAATTCTTCTTTACAAGGTGCAAAAGCAAATCACACGTCTTGCGTACCCATACGAAAAGACCACGAATATCGTCAAGAAGAACGCACGCCTTGGCCAGAATGTGACCGGGATTCTGCAGGTTTCTGCGGAA